GCACCTCCCCGGCGACGCCCGGCCCGCCGGCGGCCCCAAGCAACCGGCCCTGCCGAAGCCGCCGCAGCCGCCCGAGCCGGGCTGGCAGGCCAAGGCCCGGGAGGCCGAGGAGCGCATGGCCAGGAAGGCCGCCCGCTGGCTCGCCAGGCACCCGGAACTGGCTGCCCAGGCCCGCGCATAAACAAATACCTGGAGGTCCCGCAGCACAGTCGCTGCGGGGCCTCCCAGCACCATCGGAGAGGGGTTCCCGTGGCAGCCAGTTCCGCCGGTCACACCATCGGCACCGCCTGGGTGCAGGTGGCTCTCTCCACCAAGGCGATCTCCCAGCAGCTCAAAGAGGCCCTGGGGGACGTCGACACCAAGCCCGCCGAGCGGAAGATCACGAGCGGCCTGGGCGGCGCCTTCAAGCAGGTCGGGAAGATCGCGGCCGGGGCGCTCGCCGTCGCCGGGACGGTCGGGCTGGCGACGTCTTTCGCGGATGTCGCCAATCAGGCTATCAACGCCTCCGACGCGACCAATAAGTTCAAGAATACCCTCGGTTTCGCGGGGAAATCTTCTGACGATATCAATCGGCTGACGAAGTCCACAAAGGATTACGCCGATAAGACCGTCTACGGCCTATCGGATATCCAGTCGATCACCGCCCAGCTGGCATCGAACAACGTTGAGGGATACGACAAGCTCGCTGAGGCCGCCGGTAACCTCAATGCGGTCGCCGGCGGTAATGCCGAGACTTTCAAGTCCGTCGGAATGGTCCTCACCCAGACCGCCGGCCAGGGCAAACTCACCACCGAGAACTGGAACCAGCTCGCCGACGCCATCCCCGGCGCGTCCGGGAAGCTCCAGGAGGCCCTCCTCCAGGCCGGCGCCTACACCGGCAATTTCCGGGAGGCAATGGAGAAGGGCGAGATCACCGCCGAGGAGTTCAACGCGGCGGTGATGGACCTCGGCATGACGGACGTCGCCAAGGAGGCGGCGACGTCGACGTCGACCATCGAGGGCGCCTGGGGCAATCTCGAGGCTGCCCTCGTGTCCGGCGCGATGGGCATCGTGGACAAGATCAAGCCCGCGCTGACCACCTTCATGGGGAATGTCGCGACCGGCGCCGAGAAGGCCTTCGGCTGGGTCCAGGACAAGCTCATCCCGGGCATCAGGGGCGTCTGGGATATTCTCTCCAAGGGACAATTCGACGGGTCCTCGCAGCTCTTCGGGCTCGACGAGGACTCCAGGATCGTCGATTTCCTCTTCCGGATCGGGGACGGCGCCCGCGCCGCCGGCGAGTGGATCACCAAAACGCTGATCCCGTCGATCAGGTCCCTTGGTGAGATCATCCTGACGGGGGACACGGACACGCCGCTCTTCGGCCTTGACCCGTCCTCCCCTGTTGTCGGATTCCTCGAGAGCCTGCGTGACGCCGTCCTGAAGGTCGTGGACGCGGGCGTCGGGCTCCTCGACTGGTCCACCAGGAATAAGGACCTCATCTCCACGCTCGCGGTGACTGTCGGCACCGCGACGATCGCTTTCAAGTCGATGCAGACCGTCACGAAGACGATGACCGCCATCAATACGGCCGGCAGCATCATGAAATGGGTGACGTCGCTCGACACGATGAAGAACGCCGTGAATGCCGCGAAGGCGGCGCAGGCGGCTTTCAACGTTGTCATGAATGCGAATCCGATCATGCTGGTCGTGACCGCTATCGCGGCCCTCGTGGCCGGGCTGATCTGGTTCTTCACGCAGACGGAGACGGGGAAGCGGGCGTGGGCCGCGATCACCGACGCATTCAAGGGATTCCTCGATTGGATCGCCCCCTACTGGAATGCGACCCTGGATGTCCTGAGCGCGGCATGGAATGCCGTGTGGGGCGCGGTCAGCGGATTCTTCACCTCCTACGTCGTCCCCGGCATCTCCGCGGCCGTCTCGGTCCTGGGAGGCCTGTGGGACGGACTCGTCGCCATCGTCAGCACCGTATGGACCGGGATTCAGACCGCGGTGATGGTGGTGGTCGCATGGTTCCAGGCCTACGTGGTCCCTGCCGTCTCCGGGGCGGTGAGTATCCTGAGCGGCGTCTGGGACGGGCTTGTCACCGTCGTGTCCGTCGTATGGACCGGGATTCAGACCGCGGTGCGGACCGTGGTCGGATGGTTTCAGGCGTATGTGGTCCCGGTTTTCGAGGCCGTGTGGACCGGAATCAAGATCGGCCTCTTCGCACTGAGCATCCCATTCATTGTCGTGTGGACGCTCATTAAGACGGCAGTCCAGCTCGTCGTCGACTGGTTCAGCGCCTATATTGTCCCGACTCTGTCGGGCGTGTGGTCCGCGATCGTGGCCGGGGCGCAAATGCTCTGGTCCGGCGTGAAAGCCGTCTGGGACGGCCTCATGCTCGCCGTCCAGATCGTGGTCGCCTGGTTCCAGGCATATGTGGCCCCGGTGCTCTCCGCGGTCTGGGCCGGTATCGTGGCCGGAGCCCAAATGCTCTGGACCGGGATCCAGGCCATCTGGAACGGTATTATGACCGCGGTCCAGATCGTGGTCGCCTGGTTCCAGGCGTATGTTGTTCCGGCGCTCTCCGCCGTGTGGACGGGGATCCAGGCCGGAGCCCAATTCCTCTGGGCTACACTGCAGGCCGTTTGGAATGGAATCCAGATCGCGGTGCAGACCGTGGTCGGATGGTTCCAGACCTACGTGCAGCCGGTGCTCACAACCGTGTGGACCGGCATTCAGAATGGCGCGCAGGCCCTCTGGAACGGCCTGCAGGCCGCATGGGACGGGATCAAAACCGCGGTGCTGACGGTGGTCGCATGGTTCCAATCGTATGTGCAGCCGGTTATTTCGGCCGTGTGGGACGGGATCAGCTCGGGTGCAGACACGCTGTGGAACGGCCTGCAAACCGTATGGAACGGGATCAAGAATACCATTGACACGGTCGCCAACTGGTTCCGGGATACGATCAAACCCATCTTCGATGGCGTCACCGACAATATCAAAACCGCTTTCGATAATATGAAGACCGGCATCAAAAATGTGTGGGACGACGTGAAGTCGGTCGCCGCCAAGCCGATCAACTTCATCATCAAAACGGTTTACCGCGACGGCATCAAGAAGACCGCCGATTCCATTGCCGACAAACTGGGCCTGTCCCTGCGACTCCCGGACGTCACCCCGATTCCCGGGTATGCGTCCGGCGGTGTCCTCCCCGGCTACACGCCTGGCCGGGATATCTACCACTTCTATAGCCCAGACGGCGGCGGTGCGCTCGCCCTGTCCGGCGGTGAGGCGATCATGCGGCCCGAGTGGGTGCGCGCCGTCGGCGGCCCCGCGGCGATCAAGCGCATGAATGCGGCCGCCCGCGGCTCCGGCGGAGGCCACATCCCCGGCGGCGACCGGGGCGCGGACTTCGCCGCCTTCTCCCTCGGCGGCATCTGGGAGAAGGTCCGGGGGACCGTGGGGTCGGGGATCCAGGCCGCCAGCGACTGGATCTCGACGGCGACGGAGGCGGTATCCTCGATCATCTCCGACCCGCTCGGAGCCGTCGAGAACCTGATCCGCATCCCGGTGAATGCGCTCATGAATTCGCTTCCCGGTAGCGGGTTCTTCAAGGATATGGCGGCCGCCCTGCCCGATAAGTGGATCGACGGATTCGCGGAGTGGCTGAAGGGAAATACCGCCACCATGTCCGCCAGCGATATCGTGAATGCAGCCCGAATGGCAATCGGCGTCCCGTACATCTGGGGCGGCTCCTCGATTCCTCCGGGCGTGGACTGCTCCGGGCTCGTGTACTGGGCGGCCCATCAGATGGGCTCACAGATTCCCCGTCTGACGGCCGCCGGATACCAGTCCGGCGCCGCGCCGGGCGGGTCATTGAGCACTCCGGGAACGCTCCTCTTCTGGGGCAGCCCTGCCTACCACATCGCCATCGCCTCCGGCAGTGGGATGATGGTCGAGGCGCCCCGCCCGGGCCTGAGCGTGCGTGAGACCGCCATCTGGGGATCGCCGTCCACGGGGGTCTACAAATTCGACCGGGGCGGCCTGCTCCAGCCCGGCCTCACCCAGGTCCTGAATGCGACTGGCTCGCCGGAGCCGGTATTCACCGGCGGACAGTGGGACAAGATCGACCGTCTCGTGGAGGCCCTGGATAACGGAGGTCTGTGGCCGCGAGCGCTCGAGGTGCGTGACGTCGACGGCGTGCTGATCGGCCGGATGCGTGTGGAGGCGGATGCGGCGGTCGATCGGGTCGCCCGTGATCTGGCGGGTCGGCGGAGGGGTGGTGCGCGGTGAGTGGCGTGGTCGTGGAGGACATCACCGTGGCGGCGGGGCATCCGGCCGTGGGCATCACGGGCACGGGGTCCGGCGTGGTGACGGTGACGCGCACAGTCGCCGGCGCCTCGGCGGCGGTGCGTTCGGCCCGGGGCGTTGTGCTGGATGGCGAGGATTTCTGGGAGGATCACGAGGCCCCGCTGGGCGTGGAGGTGACCTACTCGGTCGTCGTCGACGCCACGGGCACGGTGCTGGGGCGGGCGGCGATCACCCTGACCAGCCCGATGGCGTGGATCTCCGATCCGCTGGACTACACGTCGGGGATCGGCATGGACATGGGGGGTCTGCACGACGAGTCGGTGCCGCTGCTGACGGCCGGGTCTCTGGACGCGGTCAAGTGGGAGTCGGTCGGGTCGATGGCGCGGGTGATGGGGGCGCGCGCCCCGGTGCGGCTGGGGGCGGGGCGCGGCTCCGC